GACATCAGGCTGTTCAATCAGCGTCCTAGTAAACGCACCGGGAGCAATGGATTCACTCAAGCCGTGTGCGATATTATAGGTTGTATTAAAAACAGCAAAATAGCCGGTGATATGGCGGCCAGCAGTATCTTCACGCGTCTCAAACTTGGTTGCGATGCTGCGCGTCTGTCTGTGATCCCTTGTGATCATAGGTAAAGCCCTCCTCTCTGGCCGGACAGGCATCCGCCTGATCCGTGAGCACCCACCAGCCCTTGCAGGACTTAAAGCGTTGATGTGCACACGGCCCTCCGGCCACTTTGCAATAAATCCGCATCTCCTCGCGGTATTCCGCATGCGGACACGATAATGTCAGGTTCATTCGTTCTGCACCAGCTTCTTTTGCTTGCCTGAGTCTTCATAAGGGATGTAATTCTCGAGCACCTTGTATTCCTTCAGGCCTGCCGGTGAGAGGTTCATCCGGGTGCGCCATTCATCGCCGCAGACATAGCCACGGTCAGCACCGGCCAGCAGGATATCCGAGGTCGCCTTGAGGTCGTAGTCCATCAACGACCACAAGTTAAACTGCAGATACCACTTAGGGCTGAGGATCAGGCCCCGCGTTAGTTCCTGCTGGATGCTCTGGGCCAGATTCCTGATGCTGGTTTGAATGAAATTGTTCCATTCATCCCGGTTAAAGGCACCCACGCCCAGAAGGAAAGCCGGCACGCCGAGAATGGAAGCCACCGTGCGCTTGTCTAGCTCCATGGTGTCCTTAATCGCGAGATCTGCGAGGCTCAGCGGTCGCACCTGCTCCACCTGAAATGCTTCCGCCGGGATCATCCACGGCTGGCCCGGCTGTGCAGGCTTGAGATAGGAATCGAGCAGCTTCTGACGGCCTTCAGGGCTCGCGAATTCTTCCGTGAGCGCATCCACTTTCACGATGATGGAAGGCTTCCACTCGCTCTTCAGAAAAGCATTCACGGTCTTCTGACCCTGCCGGAGATTGTCGGCCACGGCCTTCAGGGAAACAGACAGCCCTTTGCCCTTCCAGGGATACGTGGGATCCGGGTTATACACAAAATGCAGCACGTCATCCGGATCCCTGGGCTTGCCGTCGATATAGATGCGGTAATCCGTGTAGCTGTTCGGCATCGGCTGCAGGTTTACCCGGGAGGCCGCAATGGGTTCCAGGGACTGCAGAATGCCCTCCCTGGTATGCGGTACCACGACAGAATTCCCATCCCCGTGGAGCAGGAGCGTCATCACGATGCTGGTCATCCACTGGGATCTCGTCATATTGCCGCACGGCTCAATGTCGATCTTCCTGCTCAGCTCGTTCTGGATCCGCTCGTCGCCCTTGTCGGTGTTGGCCATCAGATAAATGGTCATGGATCCGATGAGCTGCGCGATCCGGAGGCACGCGGTCTGAATCTCCGGGATATCACACAGCCTTGTGTATCCGGCAGCACACAGATCACTGTCATTCAGCACAAAAGCCAGGGAGCCGTTGCTCCGTTTCTTGGAAGGACCACGGATGGCGGTCCGCAAAAGATTCATAATATTCATGTCTTATCACCCTTTCCGAACCAGCCCTGAGCCCGGTCTGATTTCTCTTGGTCCTCCAGCATGCGCACCGTCGCAAACACGTCTGCGTCGAAAATATCGATCCTGCGGTTGTCCTCGACCTTTTCATACTGGATGGCATCGTCGGTTTTCTCCTGGGCCGCGACATTTTGCACGCAGTACTCGTATGCTTCGCTGTCCAGGTAGTACAACTTCCTGTTGAGCATCTGCTTCTCAACGTGCCGGAAGCCCTCAGATTTCTTGTAAAACAGCTGCGGCTGGTCAATCACCCGGAAGCCGGCCTTCTTCATACCGGCGAAATACTCGCGGCAAAACTTGCGGTCGTGGCCTACCTGCGCGATCCGGAAGCCCATATCCCGCATGGCCACAAACCACGCGACCACACGTAAGTGGTCATTGGTGGGCGTGTTACACATTTCAAGCCAGCCGTCATCCTTCCAGCCGAACAGCGGAATGTTATCCTGGTCAGCCTTTTCTGTGGCGGCCACAATCGGGAACCAGCAGTGAGGGATGACGATATCGATACCCTTATACTGGGCATGCAGGGAAGCCGCCGTCAGATCGTGCAGCTTACTAAGGTCCGCACCGCCATACCATTTCACGCCAGGCAGGGAAGCCAGCTTCTTCAATTTGCGGTCCAGCGGCCATGCCGGATCGATACCCAGCTCTGCACCAGCCTGTGCGTTACTGGCACGGAATTTCTCGATGTCGAAGTAGGCCTTAAGCGAATTGACAAACACGTTCAGGCGTTTAGCAAAAAAATCTTTTCTCAGCTGTGGATCAGCCTGAGCCTGCATGGATGCGTTAAGAATCTCATCCGGCCGGATCGTCACTCCATAGCTTGGATTAGCCATTTCGTGAGTCCTGGGATTGGTGTAGTCATATTCGCCGGTCTCCGGATCCGGATCAGCGCAGCACAAAAAGCAGAAATACTGGTCATCCTCAATGGTGCCGTTGAGCACCTTCCGGCTGTACTCAATGCGGTGGGCCAGGAATCCATTTCCGTCATCGCCTGCAGTGCTGATGCCGCACACCAGGCGGTTCGCATAGGCCTTGGTGGCCTCGTTGAGAATGTTGTACTGCTTTGGCGTTTTGTAGGCGTGCATTTCGTCAGCGATGACAAAATTGCAGTTAAAGGAATCCTGACCATCGGGATTGGATGCCAGAGCATTCAATGAGATGCTCCCGCCTGCGATATCCAGGTTCTCGACCTTATGGTCGATGTTATTGTCAAGCACGCGCCAGCCGTCGCGCTTTGCTTCCGGCCGTGACTGGTACAGGTTATGCTCGATGTTAAACACCCAGCTGTCGAAAGTCTCACGCGCCTGCTTTAAAGCTGCACCAACCACATAAGTCACAGCGCCGCTCTTGCGCTCCATGATGGATCCGGAGAACGCAAGAGGCGCCAGGAAAGATGTCTTGCCGTTTTTCCGAGGGATCCAGATCAGCGCCTCATGTCTGAGTCTGAGCTTAGTGTTTGGGATCCAGAAACCATATATCTCGTAAATGCAATACTTTTGCCATGGCTGGAGCTTGAGATGCTGGCCCTTGAATGGCGTACCATCCAGAGCCTCACCCTGACGCTGCACCCATACGCTCTCGATCAGGCCGATGATAAAGTCGGCCGCTTTCGGATCCCATGTGTACTTTCCGCTGCTCATGATCCGGAGGAAGCGCTGGCAGCCAAGCACACGATCATGATTAGCCAGGATAGATCCGTCCAGGATGCCGTTGACGTAAGCCATCACATCAGCAGCATACTTGCCTTTGATCATCCGGCATCCAGCTTTCTGAGCGCCTCAGCTAGCACATTGGACTGAGGCAGCTGCTCCTGCTGATCCAGACGCTTGATGGCCATAGGAGTCAGGCCCAACTCTTTCTGGTAGGCAAGGATGTCTTTCCGCAAGCTTTCCAGTGTGGTCACGATGCCGGACTTTTTTGAGCCGGTGTCTGTGTACTCGACGGGATTCATGCCGGATTTGATCCACGCCGTGCTGATGGCATCGTACTGATCCATCAAGCCTGCGCAGATCTCCACAGTGATCAGGTACTCCGGCTTCCAGAGTCCGAGCCTCGTCATATACCGCTTGAGCCGCTGTTCATTTTTTGTCATCCTGGGCACCCGATCACCTCCTGACCTATGCTGACTAAAAGTTTAAAAAACTGCTCCGGGGAGGGAAAAGGGGCCCCCTCCGGTGTTCAACCCCCATAAAATTCTTGCAAAAGGGTGGGGGGAGTGCTGAAACGCGAATGACACGGCAGTTTCGCTCACAATTCCAGCCATTTGCCGCCCTTTTCCGGATGCTCTTTGTTGTGGCACGCAGCGCACAGTGCTCGGCCATTGCTCACCACATAACGCAGCTCCGGATACTCATCCGCGTGCTTGATGTGATGCGCCACTGTGGCTTCTGTTCTCCGGCCATACCTCGCGCACTCCTGGCAAAGGTATCCGGCTTTCTTCAGCACCTGCTCACGCCATCGCTGATGTCGCTGATCATGGTAATTTACGGAAGACATAACACTCAGACCCCTCCATCCTCGTGTAACGCTAACGCGTCTCCCGCTGCGCTGGCTCGACACAGCAGCTACCTTGATGCGTCAGCCCTCCTGGTCAAAACAAAAGAGCAGCAGTGCCGTAATACTGCCGCTCTCTTGCTGGTCATCCCGATTCAACCTTGGAGGCGATATCATATTATCACGATTCAATGTCCCCCGGAGTATTGATCTTCATCTGCCACAATCTCCAGAAGAATTCCCTGCGAGCCTTGAAGAAAGCATTCCGGTCTGAGCTTGGCATGCTTGCCGGATCCAGGAATCGCCATGCCACTCGTAAGCAGCAATTCTGGATCAGCGGATGATACCATCCACCGCCGTCCGTTTCCCTGGCTGCACGCTCGATCAGCTCAATGTCTTCCAGATACTTCAGCCGCTTCAGGGCAGTGGATTCCGTCGGCCTGCCCACTGTGTTACCCTTCGGCATCCCGGACATGTCAGGTGATCCCACACCCAGCAGATCACGCGCCGCTCGCTTCTTGTGCTCGTAGGACCTGCAGAATGCTTTCAGCTCCTCGTATTCCCATCGGCTGATCCCGTACTGGTCCAGCACGATCGGTCTCTGTCTCAATCTGTTTCACTTCTCTTTCTTTCGCCGGATCGCGAGCTCCAGGCCCAGGATGTCCGCGTAATGGATCAGGTTCTTCAGAGCCAGACCGCCACCTCGGAGGTATTTGTCCTTTGTTTTCCAATAGCATCCGTCTGAATGCCAGGTCTGAGCATCCATGTCCGCGCATGACAATCCTTGTTTCTTTCGCTCACTCTCCATTTTCGCGATGATCTCCTCCGCCGTCATCTGATCCCCGCCTTCCGAAGTCGATACCGATCACAAAACCGCACATCCATGAGATCACCACAATGATCGTCCAGATCAGAGTCAGCATGTCTTTCCCTCCTTCAGCAGCTCCCGCAGCTCCGCAATGGTCAGGCTGATGGTCATCCGGTCCATGAGCTCCTCCGGCAGCTGGTCATGTTCCTTGGCTTCTCCCGTCAGCCTGGCTTCCATCTGAGCAATCTGTCTGCCGTCGGACTCCAGCAGGTCAGCTGTGTCTGCCAGCACATGATCCTTGCAATTCTCGCAATCGTTGTATACGCATCCATCACATCCGTATGCCAGGCACCGCCGTGCCTGTTCGATCAATTTCTGACGATTCATCTGGTAGTGTTCCCCCTCTCCAGGATTACGCAAAGGTCATCGGTTTCCAGATTCTGCAGGAGAATTACGCCGTCAACGGGATAATTCAGCACCTGCCCACGATCATTGATACGCATGATTACGGTAGCTTCCTGAGTCACCACCTTCTGCAGCAGGCTGATAAGCTTCTCAACTGTCATTACCATCTCTCCCTTTCCAGGAGCAGGATGTACTCATCCAGCTCCTCCAGTCGTTTTCTTGTGTCCTCGTCCAGGCCCGGCTGTATGCCGTTTGGGTGCTGGGTGCTCCGGATCGATATAGACGTGTTTGTGTTTTCTTCGGCATCCTTTTGCATAGGCTTTGATCCTTTCGTTCAATCCTGGATAAGATTTGATCACCCGGTGATACATGAATGGTTCCAGCAGGCGGATGTCCGACGGCGACAGCAGGCAGTGCCGTTTCAGGATTGGCTGCCAGTACTCCTCGTCTACCCAGAAGAGATCGTCCAGCATTTTGTGCATTTCCGCACAACTTATGCTTCCCGCGTACCGCACTGCCGGATCCCTGACGAATTCATGGCCACCAGCTGCTGCGCAGTCAATGCACCACTGATCCAGCCTTCTGGCCAGATCAGGGTGCTCCTCGTACAGCCGGATCATCCACGGGTCCGTCGGAGCTGGCAGGTCCTCAACTCTCTGCATGTTTGATCTCCTCGGCCGCCTGATGCAGGGCTTCGTGGATCCATGCCTGCGGTCCGATCGCCGCATAGGACATGATCGTGATCCCCGTGCTCCGGCTCGCCGTCGCGTGGATCCGCGAGATCACGCCTTTCTCGCCCAACTGTTTGTAGGCCAGCATCTCGCAGGGCCGAAGTGGCCTGTGCCAGACATCCTGCATCGGTGTCAGGTCCCTGACACTCATGTCCGTGATCCGTACCTGTTCCATGTCTGCCCTCCCTGTCAATGCGTCTGCATCTGGTACAGCTGGATCCGCGTGCAGGCCTCGTCCTCCGGCACCCAGGTTTTCGAGACCACTTCCATGCATACCTGGCTGTCATCTTTCCAGAAGCCAGCTTCTGTCATGCAGTCCTTCATCAGCTTGATCATGTTGTCGGTGTCGGGTCTGGTCACCTTCCAGCAGCCCTGCTTCTTGACATCAGCCGTACCGAAGAAAAAGTCAATCCGCAGATGTACCGGCCCCATGATCGGCTCTTCTGGTGCGTTCGGCTTCAGCTCCTCAATCAGCCCCTGCCGGACTGCTTTGATCTTGGGATCTGTGTAGTAGTGCCCACGAGTCCATCGGTGCCCTTCCTGGGCCGTGGTCCGTTCCGGCTCACCGGGAATGTAGAAATCAAGGATCATACTCGGCCTCCTCTCTTTCAGTTGGTTACACGCAAGATGATGCATGCAGTCCAGTACTCTTCGTACTTGGCCATTTTCTTCTTGAGTAACGTTGCATATTCGTCATCATCCAGCCCGCTGAATTCATCGTACAGCTGGTCAGCGACATCGTCTTCCAGTTCCTCTCGGTCCGTATAGATCCATTCTTTTTTGGGCCCATCGCAGTCGAGTACCTCTCCCTTTTCAACCCGAATATCGGTGCAGCACATCCATCCGTAATCGCCGCTGTTGGCCTCTTCACCGGCAAACACAAGCAGCGGCAAGTCAGGATTTTCCAGGATCATTCTCCGCAGTCTATCCGTGTTGTGAATCGTGGTGCATAACCGATCAAGTTTCATGTTTCTCCTCCTTTGGCAGCTCCGGCAATGGCATCCAATGTGTGATTACATCCTCGCGGGATTTTGCATACTCTGCAACATCGTCCCTGTACCATCCTGCTTTATCTCCGTCATGCGATCCTTTAATTACGCCAAAAGACCCGCCAACACTATTCTTTCCAGTGATTAGTACCATGTGATACATTGGCGGCAACCTGTCATTTACGCTGATCCACTGAGGGCGTGCGGCCAGAGTCCCGGTATTGTAGCCATTGGCAAACATCCAGTTTCCAAAACCGCTGATTTTCGGATCATGCATGTACTCGGCGAAATCAGCTCCGTCCACCTTGTAGTGGTCCGGGTTCGTGTCTTTAATCATTCCCATTTCACCGCCTTTCCGCATCTCGGACAATACTTCATGTTAGCAACTATGTTTCCACCGCAAGATGGACATTTCCACCAGTTTTCCAATCTGATCGGCTTCACAGATTCTTGCTCTTTCAGCAGGGCAATGGCCATATTCACAGATTCCCTATGCTCTCTGTATATATCGGCATCGCCTTGCCATCCTACCGCAAGCAGACTTTTGAAATAGTATGAGACTTTTTCAAGTCTCTCAACAACCTTCTCCCGGTCAGGCGTCACTTGCCTCCCTCCTCATCAATCAATATGCTTGTATGCCCAGCCAGCTCACAGCGTCCGTCTGCCGGAGCCTGGCTTGGATCGGTGTCGTAATGCAGCACATCCATGATCAATCGTTTGATCTCGCACCGCTTCACGTCCTTGCCGGTCTTTTCACAGCACCAGCATTCCGTGTTGATGAGCTTATCCATCACCGCGATAAACGCTTTTTCGTCGATGTACACCACAGATGGCGGCATGGGGTGCAACGGACTCCGCACCACCAGCTGGATCTGCGAATTGTGGATCTCTTCCTGGATAGCCATCAGCTTCTTCTGAGGTATCGTTTCAGCCAAAGCGTTAAACAGCTTGTAGGATACCGTGGACAGCATCCGCAGATCCCGCCATCCACCTGGGATCAACTTCAGACGCCCTCTCAGCTCATTGGCACACACGTCCAACTCGTTAACCGCCACAATCAAACAGCGGTAGGCTGCCCACTCCCGTCCGGAGAGCGGATACCTGCCGTCTGCATCCGGTCTGCTTACCATAAGTCATCACCCCTCTCTAGGTTCGTTCGGAAATTTTCGTACACTGGGATGCACCTGCATGTGTGGGTGGAGATGGGGAGCTCTGCGACCCCATCTACCCACCCCTGCATGTGGGTGTAGGGGGTGGCAATCTTATTTATAAGGAATTTTTTGCCACCCTCCCTCCGGTGGCATCAGACTGATTTTGTCTGAAATTGCCACCGTCCCCCGGGAGGTGGTATCAGAGGATTTTTGTCTGACGCAACCGGAGGGTGCATGGGTGGCAAGTCAATCCTCCTCCCCGGTGGTGTCAGAGTAGAAATCATCTGACGCACCCTCCCTCCTCCTCCATACACCGGCACCGCCGGTGCCCGGATCCCAGATGTAAAACTCGAGGATATCGGGATCGTTTGAATAGCTTCTCAGGGTTCTGTCGTTGACCTTCAGATGCGCCAGCAGCTCGCTCCTGGTCGCACATTTGTCTTCCTTGTCCACCACAATCTTGGCGAAGGCATCGTCGAACTCGATGACTTTCTGCTTCTTTTTCTTCTCAGCCGCCGCCGACTGGGCTTCCTTCATCGTGCCCTTCTCGCCGTCAGCATGCAGGCCTGACAGGATGCCGTGCTCATCGTAGACGTGCAGCGGATACTCAAACAGGCAGTACGTTGGCTTTGTCGGTGCGAATTCCCGCAGATCCGCCTCCATGCGCCAGGCTGTCGCAATCTCGTCCATGTTCCGGATCCGCGTCATCTCATCCTGAAATGCCTCGAAGTCTGCCTGCGGCATGGTCTCCCGGAGCTTCCCGATCATATAGGTGGGATCGATCTGCTCCATGTCACTGGCTCCCGATCTCCACGCAGGCAGGACCGCCTGCAGCTGCTCAAGCAGCAAGTCCATCTCGCGCTGGCGGATGATCTGATCGCGCTTGTCCTGGTTAATGTTCAGCTGGATCAGGTCCACGATTGCATCCGGATCCCTGGCAAACACACCGGAACCCGACGCACGGTCCATGGCTTTTTTCTGTCCCTGGCTGCCCTTGGAATGGTGGTGGCAGTAGATCATGGCGCACTCTTCACGCTTGATCAGCCAGTCGAAGATATTCGTGAATTTAGCCATTTCCGAAGCGGAGTTCTCGTCGCCGGTAATCACCTTGTAAATGGGATCCAGGATCACGGCCTTGTACCGGTACTTCTGCATCTTCCTTAAAAGCTTCGGTGCCAGCTTGTCCAGTGGCGCAGACTCGCCGCGCAGGTTCCAGACGTGCACGTTTTCGCATTTCTTCGGGATGCCCTTCGCGGTCCGGATGTCGTCCAGACGCTTCCGGAAGGATTTCTTATCGATCTCCAGATTGATGTACAGCACCAGGCCCTTCTCGCACTTCCGGCCCAGCCAGGGCAGGCCCTCCGCGATGCAGATGGCCAGCTCTGTCAGCAGAAAAGACTTCCCGGCTTTCGATGGTCCGGAGATCAGCATTTTGTGCTGCTCTCTCAGCATGCCCTCGATCAGCTCTGGATTGAGCGGTTCGTCCGGCATGTCCGCGTAGCATTCGATTTCCGGTAGGTCATCATTTACGCCTTCAATATAGTCATCCCAGGCTTCCCATGTCGCGAAGCCCATGTTTTCGTCCACGATGTACTGCCGGTGCCCGTTCCGCTCCACGCCTGGGAGCCGAGACAGCCGGGAAGGGTTCCGGTTCTGCCGGTCCACGGTCAGGCCGTTCTCTTCGCAGATCTTGTACAACTTATCCACGCGCTTCCGGTATTCCTCATAGGTGCCGGCGTCCACGTGCACGATGGCATGCAGGGACTTCCCGCCGGAGAACACGAGCACTCTGATTGGCAGCCGGAGCTCTTTCAGCAGTGCGTACTGCTTGCCGATCTCCACGCTGTCCGACTCGATCAAAGCGTAACGGTATGCAGTCACGTTACGGTCCGCCACGCCTTCGCCGTCCAGCGGATTAAACCGCACCCACGCGCCGGCGACTTTGTTGTAATCACCGATGGCCGCGCCGATGTCGTCCGGGTACTTTTTCAGCTTCTCCATCAGCTCACCGGCGGTCCGGCGGTACTGGCCCTTCGTCGGCTTCAGGCCGTCTTCCGTCTCATACGTTTCTGTGCAGATGCCTACGTACTCATCCGTGCCAAACAAAGCACTAAGGTATCTGGTAACCTCTTCCGAAGGAGACCAGGGCTCCCTGGGCCCAGGAATGTCTTCTTCCTGGACCCAGTCCACGTCCACGATTTTCTTAGGTTCCGAGTCTACGCCGATCCAGCTGTCCCAGGTCAGAACCTCGTTCCCATCTTTTTGCTCAGGTTTCCAGCCATGACGCTGGGCCAGCTCGATGATGGTGCCGGCCTTGACCTCGTCCCGGTGGAAGCCCCACCACTTTTTCGCGCACTCGCCTTCTTTAAACCGTGCCGGATCCCGGCGTGACCAGTCCTCCCATTCCTGCAGCTTGTAGCCCTCTGTCTTGAGAGCCATGCCTACCTCGATCCATTCCTCCCGCGTGCAATCCGCGCAGTCCAGGTGCTCGAGGATTTCCGGCAGGCTGTAATCGTCAGTCAGCATCTGATCACCTCTTCTTTTGCTGCCGCGTCCGGATATCTGCTACCCAGAACTGGTCATTTTTGTCAAAGCGGAAATCATAGTATTGGCCTGCAATTTCATCCCCATGGATCCCATAAATGCTGGCGCGGACACAGGCGACCAGGCGACCGTGCTTATCGACGCGCATTTTCCGCCACGCGTTGCCTCCATGTCCCTGGGCCATAAAGCCGACTTTGTGCCCGGCCATGTCCACGCCGAAGCGGAAATACACCGTGCCCTTGCAGGCCTCAATGATGCCTTTGCTCAGGTTTGCATTGACCATAATCGTGAGATTGGTTCCCTGTGCTTCTGAGTTAATCGTCAGTGGCACCGTGGATGCCCGGTTCGTGTGGTACGTTGCCTCACTCCATACAAATGCCATTGCCTCATCTCCTTATATTTCGATTCTGTGCGGCTGGTACGTGGCCGGCCAGATGTCGTGCGGCACCTTCCAGCCATTCCCGGCAATGCGGTCAATCATGCTGCGTGCGTCGTCAAAAAACCAGGAACCGACGTGCGTAAAGCCTTTGTTTTCGAGGAATCGGATCTGCTTCGGCGTGGCCAGACCAGCCGCCTGCCGATTCAGGAGCCGCTCTATCAGATTCCTGGCATAACCGGCATTTGGAATGGAATCCGGATTGATTCCGCGCTTCTCCAACAGCTGCAGCTGTCGCTCCGATGCCGGAGCCAGATCTGCAGCATAGATCGGCTCATAATCCGTCAGGTCCTCGTCGCCGATGCTGTAAATGTATTGGAGCGGATCCACGAGGCGTGCCTTCCGCTTCCGCATCTCCGCCAGCTCTCTGGCCAGTGCTTCCTCGCGCTGACGAACTACATCTGTCTCCGCCTGCTCCATGACATCCAGCAGGTCCTCCGGATCCCCGCCGGCCTCCTCCAGAATTCTGGTGGCCTGATCCGCCACGTCCTGAGATTTCGCGAAGACGGATGCCGGATGCACGAGATCATGCTTTGTGGTCTGCCAGAGGAAATCCAGGATCAGGCAGTCCGTTTTCCCTGGGTGCAGGCGCAGCCCGCGTCCGATCATCTGCACATACAGGCTTCTGATCTTGGTGGGCCGGAGCACTACTACGCAGTCCACGCTCGGACAATCCCAGCCCTCCGTCAGCAGCATGCTGTTGCAGAGCACCTGGTACTTCCCGGAGTTGAAGTCCTCGAGGACTTGCGCACGGTCGTCAGACATCCCATTCACCTCAGCGGCTGTCATGCCGTGAGCCTCCAGAATGTCCCGGAATTTCTGGCTGGTTGCGATCAGCGGCAGGAAGACCACGGTTTTCCGGTCTGCGCACCGCTCGGCCATGACGGAAGCGATCTGCTCAAGGTACGGCTCCAGCGCATCGCCCAGATCACCGCTTGCGAAATCCCCGTTTTGCGTGGCCACGTCCGTCAGGTCGATGTCCAGAGGAATCGTCTCCGCGCTGATCCGGCAGAGGTACCCGCCTCTCACGCCCTTGTCAATGCCATACTCGAAGCTGGTCGCATCAAAGACCTGCGCCAGGCTGCGCATGTCACCCCGGTCCGGCGTGGCCGTGCAGCCCAGGAGCCGCGCTTCAGGAAAGTGGGCCAGGACTCGCTGGTACCCGTCTGACAGCACGTGGTGCGCTTCGTCCACGATGATGGTGCCAAAGTAATCGCTCTTGAATTTTTCCAGTCGCGTTTCCCGCTGCAGGCTCTGCACGGATCCGACTGTGATTCGGTTCCATGAGCCGATGCAGCTTTGATCCGCCTTTTCCACGGAGCACGTCAGCCCGGTGGAACGCTGGATCTTGTCAGCGGCCTGGGAAAGCAGCTCACCGCGATGCGCGAGGATCAGGACTCTACGGCCAGCCCGTACCTCTTTTTCTGCGATCGCTGCGAAGGTGATTGTCTTTCCCAGGCCTGTGGCCATCACGATCAGCAGATGCTGCAGCCCCGCCTCCCAGTCACGGTAGACGGAGCTGATAGCCTCCTGCTGGTAAGGCCGAAGCGTTATTTCTGCCACGGTTTCTTCCCGCCGCCGTAGGTGGGTGTGGTGTCAACCGGATCCAGATACCGCGCCACGTCATTGCTGGTGCGCGGCTTGCCGTCCCTGCCGGTGTACTCATGCTGGCCCAGACGGACCATGCCCTTGGCTCCCTGGACTTTCGACCAGTTTGGCTTGCATTTCTCACCATGCTGCTTCTGGCCCAGGCAGCGCATTAATTCTGAGATTTTCCACTCGCTTTTCTTCACCAGGTAAATGCGATCCGTCACCATTGCGGTCAGGCTGTTGGGGCCGGACACGCGCAGCGTCAGCTCAGCCATCGGGCAAGGCGGGATCTTTTCGGACCCGTTGTACAGTTTGCGCTCCAGTTTGTAGACCTCAAAGGGATACTCACCCGGATCCAGGAGAACAAAATCACCTGAGCCGTCATCTTCCACTTCAGAGTCCCAGTCCAATACTTCATTTTCCAGATCTGCCATTGTTTACTTCCTCCTATTAAAATGGTGTGTTTTCACGGTTCTGCTTTACGAAATTCTTGACATCGTCCCAGACGCTGGGCAGGTAATCGCCCAGGAGATCAGGATCATACTTGGCCAGCTCGACATCAGCCGGATACCAGCCGCGTGCCGGATCAGCCACATAGGCCTGAATTTCCACCGGCCAAATGTTGTCCTTGGCCATCAGCTGGGCCAGCGCATCCGGCAGCCCCTTCAGTTCGTCCGGCCCTACTTTCGAGGGCACCGCAGGGATCTCAACCGGCGCGGCCTGCTCTGCCGGAGGCTGTGCCTTTTCCTTTGCTTTCGCCTTGGCCGTGGACTTCGGCTGTTGCTTTGAAGCAGCACTTTCCGGCTGTTGTTGCTTCTGAGCTACACCATCACCCAGGGCTGGCCAACCGTAATACTCACGAATGGTGCGGTCTACCAGAGCCAAATCATTGTCGATGGTCTCGTCCTCAAACATGCCCATCGGCGTTTTCGCGCAGGAAGAGCCGTCAGAGTTTGTCACGAAGAAATGGTTCCCGGCTTCGGACCAGGTCAGGAGCACGATAGAGAAGAGCCCTTCCACCACCAGCTGGCTGTCCAGCATCTTGCCCAGGGTTTTCGGCTTGATCCGCTGGTCGTCGCCGATTTCCGTGTGGTGCAGGAAATACACGATCGTGTGATCCGGCAGCTCCCTGATCCAGTCCGTAATCATTTCCTTGAAATGCACGGCCATGTGTGTAAACTTATCGTACCCTTTTTCGTTAGCCTTATCGAAACCCTCGAAGGCCATTAAGTACTGGCTGTCATCCACCACGTAGATCGGTTTTCCGTCCTGCCGGAAGGCCTTGTGGATATCGTCATAAGAGACGAAATTCTTTGCAGGAAGCTGCCCCCGGAATGGAAGCGGCTTTCCTGCCACATTCAGCACCTCAACGTGCTCCGGACTCATGTTCCGGAGGCTGGTGCTCTTCCCGGAGCCAGAAGCTCCGAGGACTAATACTGCAACACCCATCTGATCACTCCTTTACACTAACTCGACCTTGAAAGTATCGTCCTGCTGGATGGCCTCCACGCCGCTGATCACTTCGCCGGTCTCCTCGAAGATCACTGTGCCGTCCGGCATCGCTTTGGCTCCTTTTTTGAGCTCTGCCCAGTCAGGATCCTGAACCACCTGGGTTTTGATGTACTCCTGCATTTTGTTGCCCTTCAGCCATTCCAGAAGCTTCGCCTTGTCGCGCTTGTACTCGATGCCGCCGGCCTTCCGGATCAGCCTGCCGGTGGGCAGCTCATATGAGGTCTGCGTCTTGGTTTTCCTTGCCACGCCGTCCTGCTCCATCTTCTGCAGGTACTTCCGCAAAAGCCCCTGCATCTTGGCCACGGTCTGATCGTGCTTGTCCTGGGCCAGCTGCAGCTGGTGCTCGTAATGCGTGCGCATCGTAGCCAGGTCAGCATCGGCCTCCCGGATCTTACGCAGGCACCACTCGGCACCGCCGTCGTCTTCCGGAATAAATCCCATTTCCTGCTGCGTGATCAGGTCTTCTTCATCTTCCAGATACTCGCTCATTCATCTTTCCTCCATCAGAAAACTTTCTTTGTCTGCTTGTGCCTGCTGCCGTCATCGTAGACGGTTTCTACCGTGATCACAGCAGACAGCAGGTGATAATCGTAATGATTTGCCCAGATCCCGAACTGGTCCCGAGCCTTGTCCTCGCTCAGAAAGCTGTCGTAGGTAAAAAGGACTTTTGTCTGGTTGTCTTTGTCCCGGTAGGAAGCGACAGGCCAGTAAAGCACAGTTCTTTCCTTGCTCACTCAATCGCCTCCATCGTTTCTGCGTTCACCTTAACCACCACTGCCAAATCAGGGCAGTACTTCATGGCTTCCTCTTGTGTCTCGAAGACCTTCGCGCAGGCCTCCCAGGGAGCCCAAAGTGTGGTTGTCTTCCACTTCTCGTTATCAGGATCGTAGTATGTGATATCTCCCTGACAGTACAGGCTTTCAGCTGGTGCGAAGACCACATAACCTTCAACCATAAGCATCTCCATTCCTTATCAGTCGGATGTGGCATGCGCATGGCCTTTGGCATCCAGCTTCACATGTACCGGCACCTCGTGAGGCAGGCACGCGGCCCGTGCGCCTTTACTGGTCAGCCAGACCTTTGCCATTCCGATCTGGACGTTGTAATACGTTACCTTGGTTCCGCTGCCGCCATATCCGTAGCCGCTAATGTAGGCGTCCTTGTCCTGGTTGTAGACCACATACCCGGTTTTGTGCACATAGTTTGCCATATCTTCATCTCCATTCTCTTTAGCTGTACCGTGGCCCGGAGTGCCATCCCGGAGGAAAGTAGGGAGCATTGCACCCAGGCCCATCCGGCGGGTAGTACCAGCTGCATATCAGCTGTCCGCGACGCTTCCGGTACCGCCGCCATGCCAGGATTCGTCTAATCATCCGCCCAGTCACTCCTCACATCTCGAAAATCAGACACCACCATATAGGTGATCTTTGGGCTCCGGATCCGGATGCCCTTGCTGTGGGCCAACTCAATCTTCCGTGCCAGCCAGGCCTGCGCGTCCTCGCGGGACGAATGCCGGGAATAGGCGCAAAAGCTGCCCAGCGTTACCTCAGCCATCCACACCACGTGCATCACTGCACCAGCTCCATGACCTTCTCAGCACAGGCCTGCAGGGCCATGGCCGTCACGCTCACATGAAAGGTGTCAATGCCCTTCTCGTCCTCATCGATCCGGTCCGCTTCCGTCCCCGCGATGCGTTGCATCTGTAGGAGTATCGTGATTACCTCGTTCCGCAGTCTTGCGGTTTCCTCTGTCATAAATGCTCATCTCCATTCACATACTCATGGCCCACAGGCCAAAAAGGAACGTATACACACCCAGGCCCAGGCATCCCAGGATCAGTCCGACCCGATTCCGCCACGCCTTTTCGTGCTCCATCTCGACCTCTTTAGATCTCAGCATGCCTGTCCTCCTCATCTCACCAGCGCGTGCCGGCGGTCCATCATCGCGGTCAGGTCCATGATCACGCTCTCCTCGTGATGGATCTCATCCATCCAGTCCATGAGCAGGTCGGGATCCACGCGATACTGTTTCCCCGAGGGCCCGAAGCGTCTGCAGGGAGCCCCGGCATGGATGCACCGGTAGATCGTGGCCACACTGGTCTGCAGCTCCTCGGCCGCTTTAGATACTGTCATCAGCATGAGCTCAGCCCTCCTTTTCCAAAGATGAGTCAGGCTCATCTCGCTGAGCAAAAAAAATTTCACTCATTTGAACATCATTGAGCTGGAACAGGTTACAGAGGGTCGCGATCTCACTGGCCAGGAATTCGTTTTCATTGTTCAGCTTTCTCCGAAAAGTAGCATAAGTACAATGAAGTTTGGCACAAATGAAGTCGTATTTCAACCCGCTGTTTTTAATAATTTCCCGGAGCTTGTTTCCATCGGTCATGCGTTTCACCTCCTTGAAAGTATTTGGTTGTGGTTCCCTAGTTGAGTGTGGCTCACCTCACATGCGGAATCATACCACACGTTCCGGGTGAGTGTCAATCATTTTTTAATAAAATTTTGTTGAAAATTAAGCCTACTTATTATATACTTCTCTCAGGAGGTGCTCTTGGATGACACTGTATGACAGAATTAAGGCCAGACGGATCGACTTGGGCATGACTCAGGCCGAACTGGCAGAAAAGATTGGTTACAAGTCGAAGACCACAATCACGCGGATTGAGAGAGGCGAAATAGATCTTCCTCAGTCGAAAATTGCCAGCTTCGCAAAAGCCCTGGACACCACGGTCAATTATCTGCTTGGGGATATCGTGCCCAAAGGACTCTTCAAGCCGACTTTTAAGCAGGTACCCATTATCGGCACCATCGCCTGTGGAACTCCGATTCTTGCGGAACAGAACATCGAAGGCCAGGTTGCCAAGTCGGATCACATTCAGGCTGACTTCGCTCTCTGGTGCAAGGGTGACAGCATGGCTCCACGATTCATGGATGGCGATCTGGTTTTCATTCGCCAACAGGCTGACGTGGATAACGGGCAGATTGCCGCTGTGCTCATCGAGAATGAAGCCACGCTCAAGCACGTGTATAAACAGCCTGACCGGCTGACGCTGATTGCGGAGAATCCGAGCTTCCCTCCGCTGATCTACACGGATCCCGTGGAGCTCCAGCAGATCAGAATTCTTGGATTGGTCACCGGTTACCAGAGAGCTGTGAATCAATAAGGAGATGTGATCATGAAGCGATTCCTGGCATTATTGGTTTTGATTGTATTTCTTCCAGTATCAGGGCTGGCATACAGCCCTGGGCTGGGCATGTCGGTGCAGGAATTCATGGATAAGTACAACGCCATCCCGGCCTCGCTGGGATCTCTGTACCTGCCGTTGTCACAATCAGATGAATGGGTGAAGAGTGACGGGTATCAGGTTGCCTGGTTCCATGCCGCACAGAATTCAGATGTGAGAATCATGCTGATGTCACAGGATGACGAAGCAGGTCAAAGCCTGCAGGCCGGTTTGGATGCCGTCAGGATTTACAACTTTCGTCCGTTGGATTTTGTATCGTTCATTTCCACGGCCATCCGGTGCACGTCTCTGTTTGCGCTGGATGTCGCGAACACTTCCACTGCTTACTATCACGTAGCGGAAACCATCAAATATTACTATGAAAACGTCAACGACCTGTTTTCCTCTGCGGTAACGACCATTTACGCGGATACTCCCGTGCAGCTGGTATTCAAACAGCTTGGAAACGAGAGCTATTTTGAGATCAGAAACGAACAATAAAAAATAACCGCCTCCCGGCCAGGAGACGGCTATTTGAGATGAAGATGAAGCAATATGACATCAGGGGTATTATACCATAGGAGATGATAATGTGGCAACAGTAGAGAAGCGAGGAAAGAAATGGTCAGTGCGCTACTGGGTAACAGACAGTCTTGGGAACCGGACCGGTCAGAAACGTGTCTCTGGCTTTCTCACAAAAGAGGATGCCATGGCCGCCGCCAGAGATCTGGAGCGGGCCAGCAATGCCGGCATTGACGTGCACGGGGACATCAAGACCTGCGGAGAGCTGATGGAGTTATGGTTTGCCGCCAAGGTCGGCAAAATCGCTGAGACCACACTCTCAAAATACAGCGGATACATGGATATCCTGCAGGCCAGACCAGTCTACACTACACCGATCCGCAAGCTCAACCGGAATTCTCCGGACGCGATCATTTCGGATTTGATGGAGGCCAGAGGCGTATCTGTCCGCAGTGCTACCTGTTACACGGAGCCGCTCCGGTTTGCGGTGAGCTGGGGAATAAAGCAGGGGATCATTCCCATCAATCCCTTTTTCGGAGCCAGCAAGCCACGAGCTGAGGACCCAGGGCCGCTCAGAATTCTGTCCCAGGATGACGTGGAGCAGCTGGTGCAGGAGTGCAAGGATCACAATCCCTGCTTTTTAATTCCTCTGTACCTCGCGCTGTATGGAGGGCTTAGGGCTGAGGAGTCAGCCGGGCTCACCTGGGAAGCAGTAGATTTTGACCATAGCTGTATCCGGATCACAAGCGCGGAGACTCGGACGTATCGCGGCAAACGGCTCAAAAAGGCCCCAAAAACGCGATCCAGCAAAAGGACGATCAGTCTTCCATCTTTTGTGATGGACGCGCTGCGTGCCGGCAAAACGAAGCACCGCGATGCGCATGTGTGCATCTCCCGCAAAGGTGTGCCGTACTCGCTCAGCACTTACGGCCATGCCGTGCTGGACCTGGTGGATCAGATTAACGCGCACCGTGCGCCGGATCACCAGATGGCCAGGGTTTCGTACCATGATCTGCGCCACACTCACGCTGCCATGCTGATCCGGCTGGGTGTGCAGCCAAAGGTGATCTCCGAGCGGCTTGGGCATACTTCTATCAAAATTACCATGGACCTGTATGGGTACCTCATGCCAGGGCTCCAGGAAGACGTGGCCAGAGCACTGGAAGACCTCGGATAAGTGGGCACAAGAGTGGGCACACAGGCGGGCATGCGATTCTGGAAACGCTGATAATTCCTGCGTTCTCCTGATGCCCACTGAAAAAACTGAAAAACCTAAGAAGCCTTATAGTATAAGGGGAGTTGGCTGTTTTGCACATCGTTCACATCGATGGGGTCACAGGTTCGAGTCCTGTTGCGACCACTCAGAGAAGCCTTATGCTGTAAGGCTTCTTTCTTTTTGCCCTCTCAAAGTGGGCACAGAACGATGCGGTATTGGGCACAAAAGTGGGCACAAAAAAAGCGGAGGGCTGATATGCCCTCCTTTTCTTATGCCTCCGTATCGGGAGGCTTCTGCTGCGGATTCGCAGCGCCCGCAGCATCTGCCAGTCCCTCGCCGATGATGTACGCCACGACAGCTGCACCAGCCATGATCAGTGCTGCCACCTGTGTGGCCGTTTCCTGGTCCCCGCTGAAAGCAACGATCAGCATGGTGACAAACTCCGCGACGGCCGTCCAGAACTTCCGAGACGTCAGCTTCCGCTCCCAGTCAATCTTCTTCATCTTGCTCCCTCCTCTAATGTTGGCAGATCCATCAGCTGGTCCACCAGTTTTGTAACAGTCCCATTCCCGCCCAGGGCATGGTACGATTTGTACATATCCTGTATCGTGTCCTTGGTTGTGGTCGGGCAGTAGCCCTCGCTCAGTGCGTCTTCACAATCAGCAATAATCTGCCGGCGGAGCAGGCTCCGGAGGCCATCACGGATGGCAGCATTCTCGTCCCGCGCCTTCTTAACCTTGCCGGCCAGCACCTTGTACGCAATGCCCAGGCCTGTGATCAGAGCTCCGAAGACGACTTCCAGCCAGTATTTAAGGATCCATTCCCACATAACTTATCATCCTCTCAGGCCCAGCAATCCGCCGAGCTTATCATAGATCTCCTGCAGCTCCGTCCGGCTGACCTGGATCAGATCACCGGTGTCTCCCTCAAATACCAGGTACTGCGTGGCCACATAGCCGCCAAGTCCG